AAGTAACAGGTAAGTATAACGGTCAAGATACATTGGCAGGTAAACAATTCAATGCAGACCAATATTGGAAAACAAAAGACTGGAACGAAATGTCACCCCATGAAAAAATGACAATGGCTGCAGAGTTGGCGAATAGTTTAAAGTTAAAAAAAGCTGATGGAGGGGGAGGGGGTGGAGGTAATCCTTACTCCAATCCTTACTATGTTAATGAACAACCAAAGCTTGACCTTAATAAAGTCAATATGGATGAATTAATGAGATATTATCAGTCAGTGATGATGGCTCAACAAGGCAATCCAACAGTTCCTTACGGTTCTCAAGCTTATATTGATAAAATGAAAGGTTTGCAATACTAGGAGGTGACTTTGTGAGTTGGGAAAAAGATACGTTTGGTGGAGTGAAAATTTATAAAAATGCCAAAACGAAAGCGACTGCGGATAAACGTAAGAAAACAAACGATGCAAAGAAACAAGCTGAACAACGCTACTACGACAACGCACTAACCGCAACCTCACAAGCTTTAGCAAAAAAAGCAGGTGTTCAATATAACGATAGTTTTAGACAAGCAACTGAAAGCTACTTAAAAAATCAAAAAGTAATGGATAAATTCCGTACTCAAAGCGCAAATGAAAGTGCTAGTCGTGAACGATCTCAATTAAAATCTTTTTCATCATTCGCTAAAAAAGATATAGGTGGTTATCAAACGAAGCAATATAATGATATGCGCAAGACAATCGGTTTAAATCCAGATAAAATGCCTACTAAAAAGAAGTTTGACGATATCCAAGCAACTTTTAACCGTATGCAACAATACAAATCAAATCAAAAGCCTACCTCTAATGGGGTAGGTTCTTCTAATAAAAATGATCATCCGTTATTAGATAAAATAGGGAACGTACTTAAAAAAGTCGATAACGAGCGTGAACGTGCAACAAATCGTATCTCTAACATTATGACATTTGGCGCAGGTAAGTATTTTCAAGGTAAAGAAAATGAATTGATTGATAAACTTCACAAGAAAGATAAAGGCTCATTACTTGTAAAACGTGATGATTTTAGTAGTAAAGGACGTTCAACCGCAGGTAAAGTAGGTGACTTTGTTAGTGATTCAGTCGGTTATTTAGGTGCAGGTGGTGCAATCCAAAAAGGGTTAAAAGGCACGAAATTAGCAGCAAATGTTGTTAAGAATGGAAATAAACTTAAAAACCTTACACAAATTGCTAAAGAAGGTGCTTCTGTTGGCGGGATTATATCGGCATTAGAAACACCTATGAAGAAGATTAACGATCATGAAAGCACAAAAGATACGTTAAAACGAGTAGGGTTAGAAGTTGGGTTAGGTGGAGTAGGTGATGTTGCGTTACATGGAGTTGGGCATTTAATCAGTAAGTTAGGTAAAAAGGCAACTCCAGAACTAACAAAAGAAGTAAAAACACTTATTAAACGTGATGCAGTAAAAGGTAAAACTTCTGATGTTCAATTGCTTGAGAAGTTGAAATTACCTAAGAAGGAACAGGTAATTAAACCATCTGAAAAAATTGCAAGTGTTAGTATAAAAGAACATACTCACTTGAATATTGACTCATTACCAAAACAACTAGACCCAAGAACAGCACCTTTAGCAGAAAAGATTATACCTGTTAATGACCACATTCCTTATAAACCAGGTGATCCGTTACCAGATACTCAAAGTCATATTGATACAAAAACAAAGAAAAACTTGTTAAATATCAAAGAAATAGCTAAAAAAGGGTACATCAAAGGAATTGACAACTTACATTCATTAAATCAATTTGATAAAACGGTTGAATCGGTATTAGGAAGAAAGTTAAAACCAACTGAAAGTACTTATACACTTGGGTTGAATTCAAGAGGTAGCGATCAGATTAGTAAACAAATCCTAACTGAAAAAATGGTTGATAAAAATGGTGAGGTAGTTGGAAATTCGTTAAAGGATATTGCAAGTCAAATACCGAAAAATAAAGAGAAGTTATTTGAGGACTATTTGATTAATAAACACGCAATTACTCGTATGAATCGTGGGGAAAAAGTCTTTCCAGATGAAATGAAAATGAATGCAGCTAAATCTGAAGCAAAAGTTCTAGAATACGAGAAACAACATCCAGAATTTAAAGACTTAGCCAACCAATACTATGAATATAATAAACAACTAGGCGAAAAATGGTTAGTGGATACAGGTATTTTAAGTAAAGACCAATGGAAAGGTTACTTAGAAGCTAATCCTCACTATGTACCTAATCAACGTATATTCGATAGTATCGAACGTCCTACATTCAGTAACGGAGCTAAAAAAGGTTTTGCAGGTCAAACCAACCCAATTAAAAAAGGTGTAGGTTCGCAACGTAAAATCGTTAGTCCTCTTGAAAGTACAATTGAACATACCGATAAATACATTAAAACTGCTAAACGTAATGAAGTTATGCAAACATTCATTCACAACATTTCTCAAGACCCAGAAGCATTTAAAGGTATTGCAGAAATTGTACCAACTAAAGATACACCAACTGATATTATGGACACGATTCATAAAAATGGTGTAGATGGGTTAATGGATGAACTAAATGCAGGATTTGACCAAAAACCAGACTTATCTAAAGGAAATGTTGTTACAGGTATTATTGATGGTCAAAAAGTTCATGTTCGTGTGCATGATCCAGAACTATTAGATTCAATCACTAATCTCGCACCTAAAGCGCAACATACAGTAGTGAAAGCAGTAGGACAATTAACTCGTTGGACGAAGAACTTAACAACAGGGATTAACCCTGTATTCTCATTAACTCGTAATATATTCCGAGATATTCCAACTGCTTATATAAACTCAAAAACTACGAATAACCCTGTAGTGTTTGGTAAAGATTTAGTTGGTTCTCTTGTAAGTGTTTTGAAAAACGATGATTTGTATCGTTCATTTAAAGCTGTAGGAGGTGGTCATTCAAGTCCAATCTCGTCAGATGTAAATTTACTAGCACAAAGTAAAAATGAAATTCTAGGTAAGAACAACTTAAAATCTCTTTTATCAAAAGGGATTGGGAAGATTGAAAACTTAAACAACGCTTTAGAATCTGCACCTCGTTTAGCAGAATACAAACGAATCACAAAGAATGGTACTAGTTATGATGCGAAGATGAAGGGGTTATTTGAAGCGAATGACGTTACTGTGAACTTTAATAAATACGGTAATGTTGGAAAAGAAGTAGATGCTTTTATTCCTTATATGAATGCAGCTTTACAAGGGTTAGATAAAACCGTAAGAATATTTAAAGATAACCCTGTAAAAGCTTCAGTAAAGGCATTTACTGCAATTACGATTCCAAGTATTGTTTTATACACGATTAATCACAAAGACCCAAATTATCAAAATCTAAGTGATTATGTAAAAGATAATAACTTTTTAATCCCTAAAGGTGATGGAACGTTTATTAAAATTCCGAAACCTCGTGAATTAGGTGTATTATTTGGTTCAGATGTGGAAAGAACTTTACGTGCATGGAATGATCATGATCCAGAAGCTTTTGCGAAGTTTTCAGATACTATTCAAGATAACTTCTACCCACCAACAAGAACAATTTTACATCCAGTTCTAAAAGATTTACCTTCGAATAAGAATTTTAATAACGCACCTATTGTTCCTGGTGATTTACAGAACTTATCACCTCGTTATCAATATGATGGACGAACAAGTGAACCTGCTAAATTTATAGGAAATCTAACGAATATATCACCTAAAAAACTAGATTATCTAGCTCAATCTTACGGTGGGGTAGTATCAGAATTAGGTGTACCTTTAACAACTAAAGGTGGTTCAATCGGTGATACATTAAAACAAAAAGTAACAGCAGACCCAACATTTTCAAATGATGCACTTCGTAACTTCTATGACGAGAAAACTAAATTAGATCAAGCGCACAATGATTATGTAAAACAAGGGATAAAATCTAAGGAATTAAACGAACCTCTAAGACTTGAACTTAATAGACGTTCTAGACAAATCGGTGATATTCGAAAGATTATGAAACAAGTACAGAATAATAACTCGATTAGTGACAAAGAACGAAATGATAAGGTTAAAAAGTTACAAGAACAAATTAATAATTTGGCAAAAATGCCAAGAAGGTGATGAATTGAGGTTATTCTTAATCATATTATTTGCGTTATTCTTTATCGCAGATTTTATAAGTGCGTTTATTTCAGAAGAAGCAAGAAGCATACTTATCATAGGTGGGGCAATCGTTTTTGTTGGTGGTTTCCTTCTTATGTTTATATTGGCTAATCAATCAAATAAGAGTAAAAAACAAGGCTAACTCATCCGAGTTGGTCTTTTTATTTTGACTAAGAAAGAAGGGTGCATATGCACAACCATTTAATTGACTTATTACCTAAATTAATTCAAACAGCTATGATTTTTTACTTCTTAGTTAAAGTATTAGATTTTATCACAGGGATGTTAAAAACCTGGAAAGGTGTATCTCCTTACAAATCAAGGAGTATGCGAGATGGCATTGTCCGTTGGATCGGTGAGCTAGTTGGTATCGTCTTTGTATTAGGCTTAGATTTCGTTCTAGGGCTTAATTTTTACCTAACAGGGTTTACACTCGCTCTGTTTATTTATAAAGAGTGTGGCAGTATTGTAGAGAATTTAAACGCAATCGGAGTCGAACTACCTACACAAGTAAAAGACAAAATTAAAACGTTCGATAAAGGGGATGGACAACAATGATCTACGAAGAACGCAACCTTAAAGCGATTAACACTTTAGCACCTAACACAAAACAAGCAGCTTTAAAATGGTTAGATTATTGCAAAAAGAATAACATCGAAGTATTAGTTACTGAAGGTTTACGTGATATCGAAACACAAAAATTAAATGTGAAAGCTGGTAAAAGCCAAACATTAAAATCATATCATCTTGTCGGACAGGCTTTTGACTTCGTACCTGTTATTACAAAAGGAAATATTGATTACCAATCATATAAAAAAGAACCCTGGACTAATGCAATTGCTTATGCGAAGTCTATCGGCTTTGAATGGGGTGGAGATTGGAAAACATTCATTGATTTACCTCATTTGCAGTTCAATTATAAAGGCTACGGTACGGATAAAGTATTAGAGGTTAAACCACAAACAGAAGTGAAAGCAGAAGAAATCGTTAATTCTGACATTGTTCCTTTCCCTGGTAAAGCGTTAAAAGTAGGTTCAAAGGGTAAAGATGTAGAACGTATTCAAAGAGCTTTAAAAGTGCCTGTAACAGGTGTATTTGATGGTGCGACAACTAGAGCAGTAAAAGAGTACCAAAAGCGAAAAGGTTTAACTGCAGATGGAATAGTCGGTCAAATCACTTGGAGTAAATTATTCTAGGTCATAAGTAAAACTTATCACTCTTTTAGTTATTGATAAGAAATTCATATTAATAACCATATTGTTTTTATTGACAGGTTATTTTATAATGGTTTTAGAAGAACTTAACGAATTTTATCTGAAACATATGCTGTTTTGCGTTAGCAAAATAGAACAGGGTGAATTAAGCGTAGTCTTTTCATACGCTTAAGAGGGAAGAGTCGTTCCCTTTGTTTTGACCTACGTTTTTACGGTTTAAGGATAATTCTGTTCACTTTTACAATTAAACAAAAAATGCCCTATTCCTTATGGAGTAGGGTTTTTCTTTGTTAATCGGTTATATAACTCTAAATTCTTCAGTGAAAGCCAACTTCTTTTAATTGGATCACTATAATACTCAATAAAATTTTGTTTATCCTTTTCCTCTTGGTGTCTAGCATCATAATAATGTTCTTCACAGTACCACCTCGTAACACCTTCACCATCCCAAGCTTCAACAGGTGCAACCATCTTTTCAAATCCACAGTACATACATATTCCTTTTTTAACAGCCATTTATTCACCTTCAAAATCGTATAAATCATCAACTTTACAATTTAATATCTTTGCTAACTTAAATAGTTGATTAGCAGGTGGATAATATTCACCTTTTGCCCATTTTCTAAGTTGTTGTGGAGAAATCTCTAACTGTTCAGCTATAAAACCTTTTCTTAATCCACTCTTTTTTATTTTATCTTCTATATAACATTTCATATTATCACCAATTA